TATTCCTGAGATTAAATCATTAATTTCTTCTTGAGTCATATTTTCAATATGATACCCAACTGCAAGTCCTATTTCATTTCCAATATCTGATATGTCACCATTATCGTATGGTATTGCCGGTAGTTTTATACAGATGTCAGTAATTGTTTTTCTAAAATCTATTTGTCTTTCCATAGGTTTAAAATTAATCTTTATATCTGTAATTGTCAAACTTTTTGTTTTTACTAATAACTCTCCATCTTACGGTAACCATTGGAATATTGAGTATCTTTGACGCTTCTCCCGCTGACCTGTATTCAACATCGTCTATTATTATTGGGATGTTTTGTTCTCCACTATACTTACCTAATCTTTTTTCACTTATTTTCTTTTTTGTTTCCTCGGAGTGTTGTTTACCAAAAAATGGATTTTTCTCACCACTCTTATCACGACACTTTATACAAGTATCATTAATCGGTGATATCTTATTTCCACACTCACAATATTTGAAACTTGTTCCACCTTTCCAATTTGGGTTTAATTCCATAGGGTGAGAATGTTTTTCTTTTTTTTCCTCATCGGTCATTAAGTCGTATCTTCGTTTGACTGATTCGGACATTTTTTTAACAATTCCGTCTTTATTGGGGTTTCTTGTAAGGTTGTCCCCACCACTTGATTTAACACCAATATTATATTCGGGTTGTAAATCCAAATATTTTTGTTCGGTTTCAAAAAGAACATTTGTATCGCACTCCTCAATAATCTCAAATATAAAGTTATTTTCACCATACTTGTCCCATGCCCTTTGTAATATACAATTTATATGGGTATTATTATTTAACTCCCTTTTATGCACAGACCATCTTTTTTCAATATTTTTAGATGACCCGTAGTAACATTTACCATTAATTAAATTTTTAATTCTATATATACCAATCATAGGACTACCTTTTAATATAAATATCTGTAAAAAATAAAAAGTTAAAGGGTAGTCCTAAAAAATTAATTAGAAAGTGGAAAATAGATTTTTGGATGAGATTGATAGTTTTCTAAAATCACATCATTAACTGAGGAACAGAAGATACCATCTCTAACGTGTACTGTTGGTAATGGATATGGTTCTCTTGTTCGGGTTGGGATTTTTAATTCATCCAAAAGTAATGAACTAATAACCTCTGGTTCTTCTTGTGATAATAATGATTTTGCGTCTTTGTTTGTTTCGAATAATTTTTCTATTCTTTCTATGTGAGTTAATTCTCTTCCAATCTGCTCTTTAACGCCATCCACTTGGTTTAAGTATATATGACAATCACCTAAATTACCAATTAGTTCATCAGGTACCATATTTACTTCATCAGCAATCATCATTAGTAATAATGCATATGATGCTATATTCATTGGAATTCCGAGTGGAAAATCACAACTTCTTTGATTCCACATCAGTGAGATTGCTCTGGTTGGAACATTCAATTCATCCATTGTTACATTTCTGTATCTTTGGTCAGTGTTGTTCTTTTTGTTTAACCAATCCATTCTTTCTTGAGTTTTCAACTCTCTTGTATAAACTTGAAATCCATAATGACAAGGAGGAAGTACCATTTGGTCTAATTCACCTACATTCCAAGCATTAACCATTAATCGTCTTGAGTCTGGATTTGTTTTAAGTTTGTTGATTAGGTTTGCGATTTGGTCTATGCCCTCAAGTTTCCATTTTAACATTGGTCTATCAGGATGAGATGGGTCTGCTTTGTCCGTTGCTTCCCACTTCAAATTTAACCAACTTCGCCACTGCCAACCATAAATTTTTCCCAATTCACCCCACTTCTTAGCAAACTCATCATCTGTTTTAATTTTGTTGATAAATTCTTCTTGTGATAGTAACTCTTGTTGACCAATAGTATCAACACCCCCAACCCTCAAAGTAATTTCCCAATTATTTTGTAGGTTTATTTTACTCTTATAATTCTTATAAGCATCACCATCCCAAATATGACAATCATTATCAACAAGATATTTGATATTGGTATCTCCACTTAAAAACCATAGTAATTCAGTCACCATAGTTTTAAACGCCATCTTCTTGGTTGTAAGTAGTGGAAACCCTTCACTCATTTTATGACGGATTTGTCTACCGAATACACTCAAGGTACCAGTTAATGTTCTGTCTTTCTTTTCTACCCCATTATCAAGAATGTCTTGGAGTAGGGCCGTGTATTGTTTATCTAATTTATTACTCATAACTTTCTATTGTTTTGTTTTCCAATTAATATTTTTAACATTGTTTCACCAATTCCAATATCTCCAATAACCATTGATATTAGTGTAACTCCAACTACAATCATAAAAAACAATATAATTACTGAAAGAGGTATGATGTATAGTAGTTCTAAATTATTCATAACTTTCTATTGTTTTATCGTTGTATGTTATTGTGATTAGTTTGGTTGGTACTTTTAATCCTAAATAAGGAACTTTAAGTGATTGATGATTATTATAATATTCGTTACTTTCATCCCACGTCAACTCTCGTTCTTCAATCTTTAGTCCCCATGTTTCAGAAAACTCTGTATCGGTTTTACATTTGTCGATGAATTCTTCTTTTGTATGACCGCCAGGACCTTCTACCGTAGCCCATTTACGTAGTTCCTTTGTATCTTCATAAAATTCTTTGATTATCGTAGCCCGATATCTATTATAAGCATCATCCAATAATTCTTGTTGTTCTTTATTCATAACTTTCTATTAATTTCATTATATCTCTTGTTAAAGAACCCGCAGTTTTAGTTCCATCATTACTCCACATAATAATAAGATATTCAATTTCTGAGTAGAGTGTTTCGTTGGATGGTCTAACTTCTTCCCACTCCTTATGTTCGTCATCACCAACTAACTTATAGTGTTTACCATCCTTTTCCCAAATACAATCCCAATTTTCTTTTATGTGTGGATTATCGGGATATGCTCTACCTGATTGGTCGTAATTAAGATTTCCTTTTTTGATTTCTTTATTCATATTAATCAATTATTGTTTCAATTGTATGTGGTACAACCCATCTAACACAATCTTGTGGTAATCTGTGAATGTGTTTATAATTGTTAATGTAACCCATCATATTGGCAGACCCCACGGCATTTGCCGAATGAACCATTACCTTACAAACAGGTGACCCATCTAACCATTTTTCAACTAACCACTTGGTACAATCCATACCAGTTTTTTCGGTGATGTTTTCGTAGTTTAAAGTGTAGTTGTGATAGACATTTGTATGCCATTCCTTCATCGCTGAATCACCTAAATCGTGGTCTAAGGAAATCAATTCAATGTTTTCCAATCCGATTTCGGTAATCTTCTCTACGAACTCATCGTAGTTTCTTACAACAACCCAATCACCTGTTTCAGGTTTTGGTGTTCTAAGGTCATCTAGGTAGATACTGTATCTCATAATTAATCTTCTAAATTTAAACCGTAACCATTTAATATCTCTCTTATTTCATCACGAATTTTATGCGCAACTTCCATTTCTTCATCACCCGCTTCACCATTTTTAAGCATACTAACCGCATGTTTAGTTGTGCTACGTAGTTTTTGGTCTAAGTCCCACATTGCCATTTTCCATTTCATAGCATCCAATGCCACTCTTGCATCTTGTGATTCCTCGACCGAATCAAACTCTAATATTACTTTTCCCATTTTATTATTTATTTAAAGGTTCGTAAAATTCAAATGTCTTATTGTTGTATGTTACTCTAATCTTTCTTGTTGGTGTTGGTTCCCAATATTCATTATCATAATCAGGTATTATTTCAGGATTGAATTCCATACCTGTTTCGTAATTATTTGAGAACCAAAGTTTGTGTCGTTCTTCGTCCGACAAAGATACGAATTCTGTATCAACTCCCCATATATGTGGAAAAGAATGCCCACTTTTAATTTTATCTAAAAATTGTTCAAATGTCAAATCACATTCATCCAATAAAATAAAAGGCTCTGACTTATGTTCTTTCAGATAAGTTTCGTATGCGGGTTTCAAATGAGTTCTAAATTCTTCTTGTGACATCATCTAATTATTTGTTGTTTCAAAGTTTCGTACTTCTCTCTCGTTAGTTCGTGTAGAGAATCAACTTCAAATTTACCAAATTCTGGTGAATATATCAAATAATTTTTTTATCTGATTCAATTTTATCAAGTAATTTTAACCCTATTTGCATCCAAGTAGATTGTGATGAGCCATTTGGAACGAACAATATTGTTCCTATAATACTAAAAGTAAGTAGTATGGTAAGTGTCATCCAAATTAAAAATAATCCTGTTGGTTTCATTTTTTGTGTAATCGACCATCCAATCCATAATAGAATGGATAATCATTTTTTTTTGATTTTATGTTAGGAAATCCAAAAACGTCATCCACGGTGATAACTTCTTGGATTGTTTTAGAGCAGTTACCTGAAGTAATCGTAACACTTAATGTATATTGTCCAACCTCTGAGTAATAATAAACAGGGTTCAAATCATCATATCGTAATTCACTTCCATCTCCGAAGTTCCATATTATTTGGTCATAATCTCCCGTTATGAATACTTGTGGTATAATACCAGGGTCTTGAATCCAAACGTAGTTATTGGGTAATAACAAATCAAAATTAAAAGGATTGTTATTAATTTGGATATTTATTGTTTGACTTCCAGTTTGATTATACCATTTATATTGGTAAGAACCGCTTTGGAGATTTGTTATTATTGTATCATCGACATTTTGAAAAAATTCACCGTATAAACTTAGTTCTTCTGCCCATCTATCATTTGGATTATGTATTATGATGGTACCACCTGAATCACTTTCACAACCGTTAATCACATCTATTTTAACAGGTGCTGATGTATGAAATGTAAATCTTGTACCAGTGATTGGTCCAACGCAATTATATGGAAATGGAAATTTTTGGTCAGGAAATAGTGAATCTGATATTGAAACTATTGTATTCTCATATCCTATTGTATCTACAACATCTATTGTAAAACTAATATCAGATACATCAGGATTTGCTGATGTGTATAAACCAATACTCCTGTCACTGACTAATCTGTCGTAAGCCATTATTGGATAGTAACTTAATCCATATTGTGTATAAATACCCAAAAACGAATTAGGGCCACCAAAAGTTTGAGCATCACAACATATATCTAACCCATCGGAGGTCGTGCTATCAAAAGCAATTATAAGTTGTCTAACTCCACCTAATGAGTTTGTTAATTGTAATTTATATCCGACTTCTAAAATAGTTTGAGATTGTAAAAAAATTGGAAATAACAAAAGTAAAAATAATATTCTCATAGTTTTTTTGTTTTAAGTATTAGTCGCATATAAAATAGGTGAAAAATTGAAATAAGTAAAACCGAGATTAGTTCAAAATAATAAATTGAGAAAAATACAATCGGTGTTGCAAGTAATATCAAAAATCCAAATCCCCTGAACCTTTTGTCTTTAAGTATTAGATAAGTTGAACTAGCAAAAAATAAGTGAGCGGCAAATTGGTGTATCTCGTTGTAGTCGTGACAATTGAAATATGTTAATATAAGAAGTGAAATACAGGGTATGAACCAAGTTTTGGATAATGTAACAAAACTTAATGATATGATTGTCAAACTAACAATAAAAAATAGTTTGGCTTCTGTAAAATAATAACTTGAAAATGATGGTTTATCAAAACCGGCAATTAATCCTAAAAATAATGGTAGAAAAAGTCCAAGAAGTGTCCCCAACAAACTAAAATATTTTTGGAGGGGTTTCATAATATATTGTTTTTTATTTTCCTATTACTAAATCGTCGTAATTCAACATTCCCATTCCTTTTTGGTCATCGGTTATTTCATCATAGAAATAAGCCTTAACTACCGAAGTAATACTTTGGTCTGCTTGTGAAATTTTTGATTCCATCCAATCATCCAATTGT